CTCTGCCAACCCAATGAACAGTGTTGCAGATCAAATAGCAAACATAGAAAATGTTCTTGGTGACATCGCTGAAGATGGCGCTCGTGGCAAGTTCAATAAGATGAAGAACAGCTTTGCTGGTGAAAAAGTTAGCTCTCTTTTTAGGCTCCTAGAAGACTACAACACGGTTGCTGAGAATGCCATCCGTGTAGCTGTTTACAAAGGCCTCAAGGATAAGGGCTTCACCAACGAGAGAGCCGCACAGGCAGCTCGAAATGTGACGGTGAACTTCGGTAAGGGCGGTGAAAATAAGGCCGCCATGAACTCTTTCTACTTGTTCTACAACGCATCTATTCAGGGTTCATTTGCACTTTTCAACGGCCTGCTTCGGTCTCCAAAAGTTAGAAGGATTTGGGGATATCTAATTGCTTTCGGCTTGATGCAAGACGTTATAAACTCTATGTTTTCTGAAGAGGATGATGACGAGATTCTAGTATATGACAAGATACCAGATTATATTCTTGAACATAATATAATTATAGCAACGGGTGGCCTGACGGATCGCGGTTACATCGCCATACCAATGCCGTATGGTTTGAACTCAGCAGTGAATGCTGGCCGCGCACTTGGCAGAACGCTACGGGGTGAGTACTCAGCCTCAGAGGGTGCCAAGTCTGCTATCATGACCCTTGTCGATTCCCTCAATCCACTAGGCGGCACCGAGAACCTGCTGAACTTTGGTGCGCCAACGGTTCTTGATCCATTCGTAGAGATCACAAGGAACGAAAACTTTGCAGGCATTCCAATATACAAAGAACAGTATCCCGGTGATCAATCACCCGACAGTCAGCGTTACTTCAATAGCGTAAGTCCATCCTCGAAATGGATTGCCGAGAATTTAAACTCTCTTACTGGCGGCACAAACCAGATGTCAGGTTTCATTGATTGGAACCCGGAGATCATGGATTACTGGTTCGATTATTTGACTGGTGGTATAGGTAGGTTTGTTCAGAGAGCAGCGGTTGATGTGCCAATCTCTGCATACAACGATGGCTTAACTGAAGACTTAGTAAGCGAAATCCCTTTCATCAGAAAGATAATCGGCAGCGTGTCTGAAAGAGAAGACATTGGTATCTTCGTTGAGAAGCGTGACAGGGTTCTTCGTGTTGGTCAGGAGATCAAGGCAGCTCAAGATGCTGGTGATCGAGACAGGTTCATGAGAGCAAGAGAAAAATACTCTGATGAGATCGCCTTGTTGCCTCGTGTGAAGGCTATTAACAATGCCATAAGGAAGGTTTCCAAACAGCAGAACGCTGTTCGTGACAACGTCAACATACCAGACAGTCAGAAGAAGTTAATACTTGAGAGGCTAGATGAGCAAAAGCAGATGCTGTATGCCCGTGGCAATATGATGATGAAGGACTACAGATAGTTCAATTGAACTTTTGTAGCCTTCTCTGGGTGGAGTATGACCATAGCTTTTCTAATGGGCTTAGATCAATCTGATCCATAACTGATCCCATTCCGTGGCCTAAGTCCATTTGTCTGCTGTCTTTCTTGAACCTGTCCCTAGAGCAGTACCCTGATACATTGTAAGTATCTTCATCTTCTTGGCACACAAGGACTGCGCAGTTTGCTTTGAAGGCATTAATGTCTTTGAAGAGGAGGCGACCATCTGGATAGAATGTAGACTTAACATCTATAGATATATCACCGAGCCACATATCCTCACCGCTATCAACGCCAAGCTGAAAGGGATTGTGATCTATGTCGAATACCTTTGCCACACTAAGCTCTGCCTTGATGCCTATAAGATCAAGGTCATTATCGTTTCTCCCTTGATCTCTTCTTTGATTGACAACTCCAGAGGCTCTCGCCAACTGCCAACGAAACGTAGCGGCTTGTTTGCAAATAGATATTTCTCTAGGAGACAAGCGAACCTTCATGATTCCTTGTCACTTTTCTTTTCTATCCATTCCAAGATTTCACTTCTCTTCCACCGTTTCATTCTGACGCCCAAGTTAATTCCTTCTGGGAAGTCTTCTGTTTTGCTTATGAACCTGTAGGTAGACCGTAAGCTCATCGATAGCATCTTTGCTATCTCGCTTACCTTCATTAGTTTTTCTTCCATTCTTTGAACCCCTCTCTTAATTCTTCAAACTTGTTTATTGCATCAGGGTTATCCCTAAACTCCGATCTCGACTTAATGCCGCAATGGGTTCTGACGGCACTAACTGCTTCTTTCTCTTGATTAAACACATCTGTCTTCTCAGTCATGCCCATGCTGTACAGGTAGTCATGGAAGTCATCATTGCGGCACAGCAAACCTGCCGATGCAATCAACCTCTCAACATTCACCGCTTCCTCACGAGGCTCAGGTTCGTCCTGATCGTTGAGCCTCACCATGGCAACCATGTACCTAGTGCCAACCCAGTCAGTGTGAAGTTCTTGAGGACAATCATTTGGATGCACATTGAGGCGCAGCATGATGCCATTCTTGTCCTGAGACATCGACACTTTCACCGCCTCAAAGCCTATGGCTGCGTCTTTAATGCTACTCATCTTCGTCCTCCCTTAAAAAGTTTATAGGATTAAAAAACATAAGCTCTTCTGGTTTTACTTCTCTCTTTTTGCCACTGCAGTGCTTGCAGTATTCTCCACCTACAGCTCCACATTTTCGACAATGTTCATTCAACTTTCTTAGATTTGGAGATGTCATCTCTCACTCCTATGAAAAACTTTTCTTCCCGTGTATCTTTTATCGGGTGCCACATCATCATTATTAAAGTGCAACTGAGCGGCCTGCAGCCTGTCAACATGGCTCTTTGTCTTGTCTTTCTTGTGACCACAGGTCTGTAAGGGCTTCGCACCACATGCGGGGCATTCAACCTGTTGAACCATTTCTCTAGTCACTGTCACCATTGTATCTATCCCAGTTTACTCTCGCCCAATCGACAGGGTCTATCCCGATCAAGTCCCACCAAGTCTTCTCGTCACCGTATCGGTGCAGTTCCGAATGGCAGTCGCGGCACAGAGGCACAGCCCAGTTATCTCCCGATCTCATACCTGTTCCATGTTCCCCAACATAAAGCAGGTGGTGTGCTTCCGCGCCGCGCCTACACACTAAGCAAGGTTCCCCTCGCAAAGTATTCAGGTACGCTTCATCCCGAATGTTCTTATGTTTCGGAATAAGCATGTTTTTATTCGGATATTACTTCTACCTCATATTCGTTCTGTATATGCCACAACTTAACAATTGAATCTGCAAGGTCTTCATCTGGCCTCTTGATGGTCACAGTGAGTTCACCTTTGTTGTCATCCATTGATGAAATCAACCAACGATGTCCTTCATGTACACAAGAATAGACATTTATCAGGCGTTCCATTCTCCAAATCTCCTTCTCACGGGAAGAAGAAAAAGTAACTAAACCTCTACCTTCATTATTTTCCATGGTATTTCTCCTGTTTTAGAAAGGGATTTCATCATCCAAGCCAGCAACCGCAGTGTTAGCAGGGGCTTGTGATTGATACCCAGAGCCTTCTGCCTGACGCTCCCGCATAATGCTGCCTCTTAGAGATAGGAAAGGACGACCAGTCTTACCTGTCTTCCTCCATCCAACCAAGTTGGCTTTGGGTTGCTCCACTCCCTCATCTAGCTGCGCCATGAGATCACGAATAACCTCTGGTTCTAGCTCTATGTTGCCAGTGTAGTCTGGCTGGGTTGGCTTTTCTTTCCTGTCATTCTGGAACAGGATACCTGATGCTGGATATTGAGCCATTACTTCTTCTCCTTCTGAAGTTTGATTTTCTTTTCTGAAATGCAATTGATTACTTTATCGTAATCAGCGGTTGCTTCGGTCTTCGCTAGGCCAAACATAGCTTGATTGGCAACGTAGAATTTTTTCAACATGTCCTCGCTCCGAGCGGAGCCGATCCAAGAACATGCAACGTCTGACCAAGTGTCCCATTCAGACACGGCACGAGGTTCCCGATCCGCATCCTTATAGGCAAATGTGTTTATCATCTTACCAAGGATGGGTTTGTCAGCCGCTGTGGGGGCCGGTGCAGGAGCCTTTTGTTTCTTCACTGGGTCTGGCTTAGGTTTTTCCTTTACCTCCTCCTGACGGGCCTCTCCATCGCTCTGAGGCAGGTCTTCGCCAGCATAGATGTAATGCCCCAAGCCATGGTAGCTGATCGCCTTGGCTAGTCCGCGCTGAAATGCCGTGTTAATTGAAAAGGCATCTGGGTTTTGGATCGCCTTGTTGCGGTAGTCCAGCACAGGAAATAGTTCTGTCGCACTAATCCCATCGACATCAACTGTCACTTGAACGAATGAGTAACCAGCATCGTCCTTTATGCAGGGTGAGCCATCAGGCTGTATATGCTTGGTGAATGTGGCCTCTGGGTAGTGGCTCTTCAGCACACCCCAAGCCCATGCCCATGACAGGTAGGTAAGGCCATTCTTCTTTTCTGTGTGATCATTAACATTGATCGCTGATAGTGTCTTCCATACAGACATTATGTTCTCCATCCTTTAAATTGCTCACAGAACTCTGCGACATTGCAGTAGTTCCCTTCACACCGGGTCTTATCGCCCTTGCGAAATTCTATCTCCAGCTTCTTATCGCTGGACGCAACGTGTTCATTGGCGTCTTCTTCGCTATCCCATAGCTTCAACGCTCTCTTCTTTCCCTTCTCCTTCACGGCCCACTGATTGGGCTTGGCCCATTGGTCTCCGTCAGAACAAAGTGGAACCTTGTCATACAAATCGTAGTCCATCTGGGCCGACTGATGTACGTCGATACGATCATAGATATAATCTTCGCGCTCCTTCTCACTCCAGAGGGGAAGGTCCACGATTACGATTGGTGACTGCGGATATTCTTTATCGAATTGCGCACGGCGTCTCTGCCAGTCTCTGAGTATCGCACAGATGCGCAGCTTGCTAACTTTCTTCTGGCGGTTGGCACCAGCTAGTGAGTTCTCTACCAGCCAAGCATAGCAGTTCTGCTGACGCTCCCACTCAACCTTGCCAAGGATGACAGACCAAGCAGAGGTAACTTTGTAATCCGTAATTTGAATGGTGCCATCAGGCAAAACCTCTTGATGATCGAGCGCCCCCGACAGGGTCCAGTTAGCAACCTCTGCGTATAGCCGCTCTTCGACTTGGACATTCGCGGGATCGTCGGCACTTTCCAAAACATGATGGACCGCAGTGCCAAACAAAGCCCAAATCATATCGACTACGTCTGTCTCGATCTCTTCGGAATGCAAGTCTTTCATCAACCTGATGCGAGGGCCGTCGATCAATGTTGTGACACTGATGTCCGCCTTGCCTCGTGAGTATTTGTCATCTCTGGCAAAGTTTAAGAACGCATCAGGCAGGTTGTGATTGTTTGTAATTTTCATTGTTTTCTCCACTGTTTTGATGTTAGATCATAGGCAGAATGTAAAGTCAAATAGAATGTTTAAGGGTCAATATGGGTCATTTCGACATAACATTTACGGCTCTTGGAGAGCCAGCATCTAAGGCTAACTCTAGGAAAATGGTTACTATTCGTGGGCGTCCGGCATTAATAAAATCTCAGAAGGCTAGGGATTACGTCAAGCAGTTTGAGCTGCAATGCCCCCAGCTAGAGGTGCCAACGACTGAAGATGTTCAGGTTGAGATGATGATCTACTACGCCAGCCGTAGGCCCGATCTCGATGAGAGCTTGATCCTCGATTGCATGCAGTGCCGCATCTACAAAAATGATCGGCAGGTGAAACAGAAATTTATATACTGGGGGCTGGACCGAGAGAACCCAAGGACAATAATTCGCGTCCGCTCATGTGATGTAAAAGATATTCCAGACTACCTTGTTATCGGTAGAGTATAGGTAGTCGATAAATTATAACGGTAGAGTATATTATAATATAATATATTAGGCGGGAAAAATATGACCCGTTGACTGATGCCGTTTTTGTCTCGTATGATCGCCGGATCAGAGTAGGAGAATAGCCGTGCAAATCGAACAACAAGTTCGTGGCGAGGCTTACAGATTAGGGCAAGGACAACACAAAATAAAATGCCCGAGCTGTAGCCAAGGCCGCAAAAACAAACACGATAAAACGCTTTCTCTCCGCATAGAACAAGACAAGATACTTTTTAACTGCTGGCACTGTGATCAGGAGGGAATTGTACCTATGCGGGAGAGCTTGCCAGAGACTAGGAAAGTGGAGCCAATGTCAGTCGCAAAGAACGTAAACAAGATGCCTCTATCAGGAGCTGCAATAGCTTGGTTGAGTAGCCGAGGTATCAGCGAAGCCACGGCACTGAAGGCTGGATTAGTATCAACCAAATCATGGATGCAGCCTGTCGGAAAAGAGACAGAGAGCATCATGTTCCCTTACACCAACAAGGGACAAGAGTACGCATACAAAGTCAGATCGATTGAAGCCAAAGCGTTCATCTGCAACGGTGCGCCTCAAACCTTCTTCAACATTGAAGCGGTTCAGCGCAACGACGATCTCATA